TGTGCGTCTTTCATCTCAGCTGCTATATCAGCACGTTCTTTTTTCTGTTGGTTGCGAATCTGCAATGCAGTCTGTGCGCGATTGTTTTTGTCGATGATGGAATCAATAGCTTTATCAAGCTGAATAATTTGTGTTTCAGCTCGTGCGATGCGTGTGCGCTCGCGTGTGATACTATTATCTATGCGTTCAATTTTAGCAGCAACATCGCCTGTTGGTGCAATTTGATCCAAATGCGCTTTACTAAGGAAACCAAAAATACCCATACTGGTTATGAGCATTAGAATAAACAGTGCGATTGTGAAATATGTTTTCAATAAGAATGGAACATATTTCCAGTTTCGATAGAGCCATGCTGCAAGAACTATTTTACCAAACTCCAATGTGCTGCCAAGAATAATGACAGCCCAAAATGCTCCAGCAAAAATTGCAGTCAAGCCTGTTACTGAGTACCAAGCAGCTACAACGGAAAGTGAAATTCCCGTTGCCATAATAAACCAACGATCTAAATTATTGGTCATAGTCCTCTTGTTGTTGTCAATACCTTATCAAGCATTTCCTGACATTTATCCCTACGATTTGGCCAATGAATGTAGGCTTTGTCTGATGTCTTAATCAGATTGTTTAGTAGTGGAACAATGATTGCTTCCAATATTTTAATCTTGTGTGCGAGTTCTTCTTCTTTCTGTGTTAGAGCTTGACCTTTTGCGTCAAGTTCCATAAGAACGTCAGACTTGATTTCATCCTCGTCCACACCAGTGAAGCCAAAATCATAGTTGGCATATTCAGCGGGTACCTTAATCATGTAAAGAAAGCCTCCAATGTAGATCGTTTTTCTGTATGCCAGTTGATCGTGTTTAGAATTACGCGAAGTGGATCGAGAAATGCCTTATCAAATTGCATATCGTAATCAATATATGCGTTTAACATAAACTCAGGCGGCAGCTGAGATATTACGGCAATCACATTCTCATGGATAGGATTTGGCATCTTCATATATGCAAAGCGGATCTTCTCACCATCTTTGATTTGCTCGTATTTTTTCTGAAGCTTCATCTGTTGCAGCTTCTTATTGAATACGATAGCACCACGCACATGCATGGGAACGCCTTTTGTTTCGTGCATATATTTAGTTAGATTCTGAACGCTGCGAGGAAATGCAATCTCTTCAAATGGTAACTTGCGAAACTCCTTTCGAAAGTTCGCAATATACTTATGCAGATCATCTTCGCCCTGTGTCATGATGATGTTGAGTGAATCTTTAATAGCTGTACGGCAAGCAGCTGGTGTCGAGGACTTCACAGCTTCCATACCCATGATCTTTAGTTTTGGCTTAGCATATCGCACACCTTCGGAATCATGGACGTTGAGGATATATCGCTTCTTCGCAGTCCAAATACCACGGTCAGCAATAACCTCACGCTTCATATTCATTTTTTGTTGGAAGGCAGACATACGGTTAGCAAGGTCTTGATAAATCCGATCAATAACAGGTTCCATTTTATCGCTAGCCACTTTATCCAGAAAGTTAATAATTTTCTCTTTGAGTTCCGGAGTGAGTCCTTCAGATTCAAGTTTCTTTCCAAAGACGCTATGTACCAATTTGTCAAAGCTAATATAAAGCGAATCCGTATCCGATGCAATAACATAATCAAAATCCTCTGTCTTCAATAGCTTGTTGAGATACTTATTCATTTCATTTTCAGCCCAGCGAATCGAAAGCTGACCACCGAGAGTGATAGCGGTAGCTTGGTCGATATCGAAGAATCGGAAATGCTGATTACCAATAGCGCCATATGCGGAGTTCAACTGTACCTTCTTCGCAAGCTGCATGTTCTTGTAGCGTGAGATATCTTTGACAGCCTGCTTTTTCTCGGCTTCGGTCTTTGCGTTCTCATAGGCTTTCTGTGCAAGGATCATCTTGTCTTTATACACCACACGATCATTGTACATGCGTTGCATAATGGTAGGCAAGAACCCTTGCTTTTCTTTACTAAAGAAACAGCCATTAGCTGCGAGACCATAGCCCTCAGGCACCTCTGGCATATTACCAGCAAGCAGACTATCAATTGATACGTCAGCTTTAATTGCATAGCCACGATTATTCACATGAATGGTTTCAGGTGAAATGTTATACTGCATAATCAAATGTGGATACAGGCTGTTCAAATCAAATGACATGACCCATGAGTGTGAACCAACTTGTGGGTCTTTCACATACGCACCAACGAACACCTCATCTTTACTACCACCACCATTAAGTGGTACCGCAATTCTCTTCTTCCACAAATGGTTGTGCGTGATAACATCCCACATACGCACCTGCGTGAACACGTCCGCAAGAGTAACCTTCGCGTCATACGCGAGCGCGAGGGCCATATCAATTAGTTTCATCTTATCGTCCATCTTCACGATAAGTTCCACGTCGATGATATTATAATCAATAAACTTGGTATGATCTTTCACATAAAATTCGTGAAGTGTCTCATATTCAGAGTGGTCTAGTTTCTTCTCACCAAGTTCGACGAATGCAATATGGTCAAGACGATATGATTCCTGCTGAGAGTATGTGAATTTCTTATACATCTCGAGGTAGTCAAGTGTAGCCACACCACCAATATCATATGCAATCTGCACTTTGTTGAGAGTACGGATTTGCCTGTCGCGAATATTTTTCCATGGTGAGAGGCGCTTCATTTCGCTTTCACCAATTACCGTCGTCATACGCTTGACGAGATATGGAATATCAAACATGGTAATATTCCAACCAGTGACGATATCGGGATGACCGTCGTGCGCCCACTCACTCAGAAAACGAATGAGCAATTCTTTTTCGTTGACGCAGTGATGGTAGAAAACGTCATTGCGAGTTGGTGTGTATGGCTTGAGACCAAACACATGAAAGATCGGACCTTTCTTTAGTGTGATAGCTGTGACAACATCGGATGCTCGCTCAACCGCAGGAAAGCCATTTTCAGAACTCACCTCGATATCGAGATATGCGACCTTGATTTGCTCACGGTCATACGGCACATCGGTTGGATATTCTTCATTGAGGTATGTGTAGACGAACCGTTGAAGACCAAAGATTTTGAAATTGGTCACGTCTTCATATTGCTTGAGAAAGTCCTTAGCCTCATTGATGGATTCGAATTGAATTGGCTCAAGCGAAAGCCCACGAATGTCGGACCAGCTGGCATTTTCATGCTTAGACTGGACAAACATCGTGGGCTTGTAGGGAATCTTTTCGTTGAAGGGAAATCCGCGGTCGTAACCGCGAACCAAAATGTTGTTACCGAACTGCATTGCATTGGTGTAAAATTTACTCATGATGTATAGTACACCATCGTCATCAATAAGTCAATCCGCTTTTTGGTATTACCAGTCCAGAGCCAAATGAAGTGTTGTAAGCATTCTCAACATCGACCATTGGTTCATAAACAAAGAGAATATTGGACGAACTGACCACGATCTCTTTGCTCTTTGCCATTGGTAGATAGTCGAGAAGACCCATACTAGCTTTACCATTTGCTCCTGGTTGCATTACGATAGCAGCAGGCTTCTTGATTACGATATTGTGTTGACCAAACGCACTCACTTTACCAATCACTTCGTCGCCAGTAAAAAACCTAACAACCATTACACTTTCAATATTCTGAGCATCATCATTCATTTTAAAATCCTTATTTTGTTACACCTTGCATTTTCTCTTGACCTCTTGACCAAGCGGAGATACCAAGAACTGCACCCATTGCTAGATGGAACAAACCAGCGCCTTGAAGCGTAAGTGGATTCCATTGTGTTAGGGGTTGTTTCATCATCATCTGTACTACATTCCACATGATTGGAAAGATGGCCATGTCAAGGCAGCAGATGACCATGTAGCACCAACCCATTGCAGGGCGCCACTTCTTGACCATCCAGTCTTCATTCTGCTTTGAGTTCTCTGCTTCCCACTGTTTCTTTTCTAGTTCGATCTTAGCAAGCTGAGCAGCTTCCGATAGTTGCTGAACAGCTGGTGCTGTTGGAGCAGAGTATCGAGGCATCGTGTCCACATATGTAGTTGGAATCGAAGCTGCTGCACCTTTAGTTGCAGGAGGAATCTGATCCATTGCTGGTTTAGGTTCGTCCGTTTCTACTGTAAATTTAGGCATCGTAATTCCTTATGCTGAAAATATCTCCAAGGCTGCAGCATAATGAGATTTACGATCTTCAAGTCCAATGGTACCACCATTGATTTTTTTAGTTACATTAACAACGTCACCTTTATCAGCCCAATTGTTTAGTTCGCGTGAATCCCAGAACCAACCTGCACTCCATGCAGCTCCTTCTGGATCATCAAGCCAAGCGGTTGCTTCCTCGAGTGACATATTCATGTCCTGCGCGAAAGCGGTGTAATTCGATTTACCTGTTAGTTGAATGAGACCACGACCGCAATAACGGTAGCCATCTCCTGATGCTTCATCACCGTTGCCCATGCGCGAAGCATAAACACGATTAGCAATTTTCTGTGGATTCTTAGCGAACGGTGCTGGATCTACTCCACGAAAATACTTAGGGAAAATTACCTTCAAACGATCTGCTGAATAGTTTAGATTTTCCTTGATCGTTCTGAGACCACCAGATTCATGACCAACTTGTGCAAGAAACATTGAGATACGTTGAGGCGTAGTGATTTCATAGAAATTCATTACATCATTTAAAGGTTCCACAAAT